TGCCGTCGGTCACCTTCGTCTGTACGGGCTTGTCCATCATTGACAGTCGCTCCTTTCTGTGGTACAATACAAGTGACAGTTTTCCATCGCTGTCATCCTCTGCCGTCGCGGTTCTTCCCACCGTGGCGGCGCTTTTATTCCACCGGAATTTTCCGGTCGGGGTAGTCCCGGAACCAGGCGTACAGGTCGGGAACAAGGTAGTTGACGCTGCGCCCCACGCGCTTGACGGGGAAATCCGGGTGGGTTTTCTGCATCTGCTCCAGGGTGCGCCGGCTTATGCCGAAGATGCGGGCCGCCTCGTCCCCGTCGCACATCAGCGGGATGCTGCTGGGCAGCGTGATGTTGATCGTGGGCGTGGGAACCTGCACCTCAATAGGCACTGTCATCCTCATGGTTGCCTCCTGTGCTACGTCGTGCTGCGGGCAGCGCCGCGGATGTGGCCGTCGGCGTACTTGGTCACGTCGACCGTTTTGAAGATGTTACCGTGGACATCGCGCACGATCTGCCGATCTCTGGTGAAAAACGTATCATCCACGCAGATGTAGCCGTTGGCTTCCATGATTACGCTCATGAAATCGCCCGCCGGGTTGTACGCCATGTACACCGCGCGCATCTGTTCCGCCAGCGAGAGCAGCTTCGCTTCGCATTCCTGCCGGGTCATGGGGTTCCCTCCTTTCAGTCGTCCCACGGTTTCTTGCCCGTGGTTTCGATGTGGTCAAGTATCATCGCCAGCGCGGCCAGCGTTACCAGTCCGCTGATTACTGCGCACCCAAGGATTATGAATCCCATCTGAGCACCTTCTTTCGTATGTTTTGATTATGCCGGTTCGTCTTCGGCGTCCATGTCCCTGAAATCATTCTCGCTGATGCCCAGCTTCATCAGTTCCTGCCCGCGCTTTTCCAACCAGCGCAGAGTGTACAGGCGCTGCCGCTGCCGGTACTTGTGCCGCTGCTCCGCCCGGGCCAGTTTCACGGCTTCCGAGTTTCTCAGCTGCTCGATCTCCAGCTCAACTTCCATATCGGTCAGGTTGTCCTTGTTCACTTGCTATCCTCCTTTCTGTCGGTATGACATGTTGTATGGCCGGCGGCCTGTCGAAAGAACGTCAATCGTTCGACACGTCGTTCAGCAGGTCGTCGATGGTGCAGTCCAGGGCGGCGGCGATACGGATTAGCGTATCCTGTTTCGCGCCTCGATTCCCTCGCTCCAGGTCATGGATAAATGGCTGAGATACGTTCGCCGCCCTCGCAAGCTCTGCTTGTGTGATGCCTTTTTCACGCCGGATTTTTTCAATCGCGGTCATCTTGTTGCTCACCTCCTCACATGTCCAATTATAGCTAAATATAGCCACTTGTCAACCATGTATAGCTATAATTAGTCATTAAATTAGCGTTGCAAATGTTACAGATTAGCTATATAATAGCTATATGGAGGGGAGGGTATAATATGAACATGGTTAAGGAGCTTCTCGAATACACGGGCAAGGCGCAAAAGGAATTGCACATAGCCGTGGGGGTTTCTCAGCCTACAGTCAGCGAATGGGTAAATAAGAAGAAAGACCCTTCCGGTGAACGATTACAGAAAGTCGCAGAGTTTTTCGGGGTTGATTGGAAGGTGGTTAAAGGACTCGTACCTATGCCGGATGCTATTCCCGGCAGTGTCACCGACGAAGACCGCGAACTCTGGGAACTCCGCGAGGCGGCCCGCCGTGATCCTGACCGTCAGGCCCTCCTGAAACTGGCAAAGAACGGCACGGCGAAGGACGTTAAGCAGGTGATGGCCCTGGTGGACGCGCTCCGCGCCACCAATCCCGACTTTTACGATGGAGATGATCCGGCATGAAAGAACTTCCCGACGATTACTCAATCCGCCTTGTTGACCTCCCGGAGAGCGTGGGCGGGTTTATGAGCGAGTGCCCGGACGGGCATGTGGACGTGTACATCAACGCGAAGTGGGGCCACAACGGCCAGATGGACGCGGCAGAACACGAGTTTGATCACTGGCGGAATGACGACCTGCACAACGACAAGGATATACGGGAGGTGGAAGGCCGCACGCGCGGGCTGAAGCTGATGAAGGCGCGGGATTTGCCGAGGCCGGGCAAGCGGCATGACAAGGTGGAGATGCAGATTCAGCAGGAAAAGCTGGACAATTGGAAGGGCGACCCGTATCTGAAACTGGAGTATAATAGATGGGAGTGGTATTGATGAAGAAACTGCTGGCGCTGATCGTGGCGCTGATGATGGTCGCCGGGGCGGCATGTGCAAGCGGTATCGACTGGGGGAGTATGACGGACCAACAGATCACGATGGCCATAGCCGAAGCGGAGGCGGAGCTGGACAATCGCGCCGCCGGCGGTGAGTCCCAGGCGGAGCCTGTGAAGGAAGTTACCGTCCCGATGGGCGTGTGGGTCGTCGGTGAGGATATTCCCGTTGGGCACTGGACAATCAAAGTTGCGCCGGGTCAGGAAATGGAATGGGGCACTGTCGCCTATGGTGTTCAGCTTGACGAATTAGGAAAAGACATTGAGTATGTGTATGATAAACCGTATTACAGGGAAATGATCAAGCTGGAAGGGTCAGACGCGCTGCCGAACCTTACCGAGGTTGACCTGGATGTCCAGGAAGGCGCGTATATCGTGATTGATGAATGCGACATGATCTTCACGCCGTACCAGGGCAAGCCGAAGCTCGGTTTTTGACAGATGGGCGCACACCGCGCCCTCTTTTCATAGGAGGGGTATTATGGCCAAAAAGAAAAGCCGGGCGAGTAACGGCATGGGGTCCGTGCGCCAGCGCGCCGATGGCCGTTGGGAGGGCCGGTATTCCACGCCGGACGGCAAACAAAAATCCGTCTACGGGAAGACGGAGGCAGAGGTCACGCGCAAGCTGCGCGGGCAACTGCACGAAATTGATACAGGCGTTTGGCGGGAACCGTCAAAGATGACCGTGGCGGATTGGATGGATATATGGCTGAGTGACTATCAGGCGCATAACTCCGAGCGCACGGTGGTAAAGTACAGGTGCATTGTAGATCACAAAATTATCCCGCTGCTGGGTAAACTGAAGCTGTCCGCCGTCCTTCCACTGCATGTTCGGCGCTTTGTGAATACACTCCAGGCGGACGGGCTGGCGCCGGTTACGATAAAAAACTATACCCGGATACTCGGCGCTTCTTTCGGATGCGCGATTGACGCGGGGCTGATCCGTGAAAACCCGGCGGACGGAGCCAAGGTTCCGAGGACGCCGCCGACGCAATTCACCATCATTGACCGCGCCGACATTCCAGCGTTTGTCAAGGCTGCGGAGGATTCGCCGTACCCCAATGAGCTGCTGCTGATGTTCTATACGGGGTTGCGCGTTGGCGAGATGCGCGGCCTACGGTGGGCAGACTGCGACCTGGACGCGGGCATAATGCGTGTAGAACGACAGCTGCACCCGGTCCGGCATGATCTAAAACAGGTCGCACCGCCGAAGTATGGCGAAAGTCGTATTATCCATTTGTCGGAGGAAGCCGTCGAGGTTTTGAAGCGGCAGCGCAAGCGCCAGGCCGAACAACGCCTCACCGCCGGCGGATGGGAAGACAATGAGATCACCGCCGACTTGGTGTTCCGCCTAGACAACGGGAACCCGCACAACGGGACGTCTATACAAAGGGCCGTCAAGGCCGTTGGAGCGGCCGTAGGTAAGCCGGAGCTTCATCCGCACGATCTACGGCACTCCTATGCCGTCGCAGCGCTGAGGGCCGGAATCGACGTGAAAACCGTACAGCATAACCTCGGGCATAAAACATCGCAGATGACGCTGGACGTGTACGCGACCTATACTGAGGACGCCGGAAAAGAAGGCGCCGCGCGGATGTCCGAATACCTGAGAAACGCGAAAAAAGAGCCTGTTTAGGGTATTAATTAGGGTCAATAGATTTGAAACGGCCTGGAAATGCGATATTTCCGGGCCGCTATTCGAATTTGACCATTAATTATTATTTCAAGGTTTGGCGAAAAGCCAGCGTCAGTGTGCGTAACAGTGCGTAATTGCTTCTATAATATATACGTGTTGTCCCGCAAGTTTACGCGCCGGCGTTAGGGTAAATCTGGGTCAAAAGACCCACCCCGCGCGGGGGTGGGCTTGAACTAGTTTTTTAGCTTGCGCATGACACCGTCGTACAGCCTGGGCATGAGTACCTGGATGGTGGACATCAGCTCATCGATGATGGGCCAGATGTCCGCCTGGTTCCGTCCGTCAATCGCCCTGGAGAAGTCCGTGTCGCTGTAGTAGTCGATGGTGTTTTCGACAGGCTCCGGGGCGGCGGCGTATGAATACTCAGGCATCCGGGTTTCGCTCACCTGTTCGGTTCTCCCGAACAGTTCATTGCGGATGGTGTAGAATGCGGCCAGCTTGATACACGTGTTCGCGTTGGGGTTGCGTTCCCCCTGACACTCGGCGATAGCCTGTTCGAGGTCATGCTCTGTAATCAAGGGGACTCACCTCACATCTGCTGCTCGATCTTCTCGGCGAGACGCTGCATTTCGCGCTTGATGTTCTCGTTGGGCGCGTCCTGCATCAGTTCGTGGAGCTGGTCAACAAGGTCTCCATCGCGAGAATAGCCGCCATTGTTGGAATACCGGCCCATGCTGTCCCGGCGGGCATTTCGCCCCCGGCCACGGGCATAGGAGCCGCCATTCCACAAGTAGGAGGCACGATTGCCACCCATGGGATAGGCGCGGTTGCTGTAGCCATCCTCGTCCTCCATCATGGCGATGGTGGCCTTGATGGATTTCAGGCTGTGGGTCAGCTTGTCGATGGTATCATAGTCCCCGCCGGACAGCTTGCCGCCAGCGGCGCGAATCTTCTCGTTCGCGTCCCCGATCTCACGGGAAATGGTCTCGCACAGTTCGTGCAGGTCGTTCATGTAGTCCATGTTATCCTCCTTCCCGTCAGGCTATGCGGGTCACGGTCAGATTGGCGTTTTTGACAAGGATCGCGGGAGACGGATCAGCCGCCGTCAGGCCAGCAGACGTATTCTCCACGGCAATGGTGTAGCAGCAGCCACGGGGCACGGTGATGATGGCCGTGGAGGTCACGTTGCCGAAGTTGTTGTCCGTGGGCGGATCGTCCGCAACCGCTGCCGGGGTGAAGATCGCCTTGCTCGTCTGGATCGGTTCGCCGTCGATGGCGAGAGAAACAGAGATCGGGCCGACTGTCCCATCAGACGGAACCGCGATGTTGCCATTGAATGTCACCTGGTACCGGGCAAAGCACCCGGTACCATTGACACAACCACGCAGAGTAAGGATGCCGGAGCCGTTGCGGTGAATCACATAGCCCCGATTGCAAGGAATACTGTCCTGAAGCAGCACGTTCTGGTTCGGCAGAATTTGCTGCACAGGGTTATAAACATACTCAGCCATGGTTTACCTCCTTACGCCATAGCGCCGCAGCCGCAGCCGGTATTGCCGAAGCTCGGACCGGCACAGGTGAACACGGGCTGGTTGCCATACACGGGCACAGTGGGAACGGGGCAGTTCTTCAGGCGGTTGTACAGGGCGTCGGTCTCGTTATTGAAGCCGATCTGCATGTTCGCCATGTTGATCTGGTTCTGCAGGGCCACGTTATCCCGCTGGGCCTGGGCGAGCTGGCCCTTCACGCCGTCCAGCTCCAGGGCGCACAGCTTGTCGAGGATCGCCTGGGTGCCGCGGGTCTGGGCGTCGATGATGTCGCGGGTGTTCTGGGCAGACGCGGTGCGAGTCGCGCACGCTTCGGTAGCCTCAACATACTTCGCGTCGGCAAGGCCAGCCTGGACGCCGTTGAAGCCCTGCAGCATGGAGGTCTGGATGCCGAACCCCTGCTGCATGTTCGCCATCTGGCGATTGTTTGCGGCAATCTCAGCGCCGTTGAAGCCATTGTTCAGGGCGTTCACAATGCCGTTGCCGGTCTGGCAGATGTTCTGATTCACGCCAGCGATGCCAAGCTGAACGTCGCCGAAGCCGGACGTGATGCTGTTCTGCAGGCTGTTCACGCTGGACTGGAGCTGCTGGTCACGGAAGCCGTCAGAGATGTGCTGGGAGTTGTTCAGCCACGGATACAGATAGTCAAGACCGAAGCCGTTCATGCCGCCCATCATCATGGGCCACATCATACCGCCCATGCCGAAGCCGCCCATGCCCCAGCCATTGCCGCCGATCAGCAGCAGGAGCAGAATCCAGGCCCAATCGCCGCCGAAAAAGCCACCATTGTTGCCGTAGCCGCCGCCATAGGCAGGCGCAACGGGCATGAAGAAGCCGTTGTTGTTGGATTCATCAGTAAGAGCCATAGGATGTAAAGTCCTTTCATTTATTCATCAACCGTCTGCGCGCTTGACGGATGAAGTCAGATGTGATATAATAGGTTTGTGCCGATGAGACAGAACGGGTTGGCCGCCGTCGTCATCGTCACGCTGGTATTGTGATGTCGGCAGGTCTCGGCATCCTGCCAGTCCGGGAGCTACGAATGGGCGGGATCGCAACCACGCACCGAATGAGCCCCGAAAGACGTTCTCTGCTTCGACCAGAGGGCGACAAAAAGCGCTGTCCGCTTGCGGATGGTGCTTCTTTTTTTACCGCCCGATCATCCGCATAACCTGTTGCAGCCTCCCGCTACCCACCTGCCCAGTCTGAAGAAGGTGCTGGGTTATCTGCTTCGGGTCGGTCATGCCGTCGGGCACGTTATATCCCCGGCTGTGAAGGAAGGAAACCGGGTTTGCCTTGATGCCGCCAAGGTCACGCTGCATATCCTCTGGCATCTGCTGGGCCGTCTGCCTGTGTGAATCGAAGAAAGACATTATTCCTCAGCCTCCTTTTTCGCGGGCTGTTTGGCGGCCTGAGCGGGCCGTAGGAGCGCCGCCAGCCGCTCGTCGAGTTCCTGTCGGGTGACATAAGCCGCGAGGTCTACAGGCGGCGCAGGGGGCGCAGGAGGGCGCAAGGGATACACCTTCAAATCATGCTGATTGTTCGCCAGCATGGTCTTAATGATGATGGTGCTCTCGTCCCGCGTCATGAACATCTGCGGGGGCTGATTTGCCGCCATGGGATAGCGCTCGGCGTCCGCTTCACTTTCCACCTGAATGATGTCCGCATGGATGGTTGGCGGGGTCATGGCCTGGGGCTGCTGCTGCGTCTGCTGCTGCATGTACGGGGTTTGTACCGGCTGATATTGGGGCATGTAATACTGGTAGCCCATCGGGAATCCGTTGTTATAGGCCATAGTCAATCCTCCTTGCGATACCAAACAAACTGAGGAATCTCATTCGATGAATCCCACGCGTCGTAGATGTGCCCGTCCCTCACGGTGGCGGCGTGCCCGCCGAAGCCCAGGACATACACGCCGCGCGGGTGGTCGAGCGCGAAGTCGTTGGCTGTATAACAGTCCGGGCAGGAATCCGGAATGGACATGCGATAGAACCCATGCTGCCTGAGTACGCTGCCCCACACGCTGTCGCTGGACGGCAAATCGCCCATCTGAAAGGCGTTGTTCGCCAGCATGGCAAAGGCCTGTTCCCAATCGATGTTGAGCGCCACAGCCACAGCCCGCACGGCACAGTCGCCCACCCGTCGGCCTGTCGGGTTATTCTGAAATTCAATCCACGTATTCATGCCGGTCATCATTCATCAGCAGGATCAGGGCGTTCTCCACGTCCTCCGCGTCGCGTATGGCGTCGATGGTCGCGGGTTCCACGCCGATCTGTTCAAGGGTTTTCAGTAACATTTCCATGCCTGAATTGTCCCATTTTTCGGACATAATCGACAGGGCGGCAGCGGGGATGTTCGGTCGCAATTTCGGGGCGTTTTCGGGCACAAAAAAAGAGGCGGCATTTCTGCCGCCAAAAACAAAAAAGACCCGCGCAGGCCGAAGCCCACGCGGGTATCTCAAAGGTGTTTGAAAACTGTCCATTCGTGCTTCCGCACGATTCGCTTCACGGTGCTGTCGTCCATCTGGACTTCTTCAGCCAGCCGTTCGTATGTAATGTGGTCGCAGTATCGCCGCTTCAGGATATATCTATGCTTTTCGTCGTGGATATATTCGTCAATGACGGCGGCAATCTGCGAATTGGTGTACTCTTTCATCCTGCCCCCTTCCAACGCAAAAGCCCCGGCAAAATGCCGGGGCTTATTTCCTGCGCCTGCGTCTAAGGGTTCCCTTGGACTTCCCGTTCTTCTTGATTCGAGAGCGGGACCGCTTTACCACTATTTTCGCCATTGTAGATATTACCGTCCTTACCGACGTAGTTCGCCACGCCGTCAGCGCCGTCAACGGTAACCGTCTCGTTGCTCACGTACTCATACTGGTTCAGATACCAGATGAAACCGCCGATAATCAGCAGGATCGCAATCAGCATAGCAAAGTGTGCGCCCCAATGAATATGTTCCCGGTGCGCGGCCCTGACAACGGCATCGTCGTATACGCTGCGCGGCACAAAGTCGAGTTCGTTTCTCTCCATGCTGTTATCCTCCTATAGGTCGTTTGACCTATTATAGCATCATTCCACAGGCGAATCAAGGTCGGGCGGTTCGGTTTCCGTGGAAATCTCGCCCTGGGTGACATACACGTCCCCGGCAGCGCCGGCGGCGTCCGCCATGCCCTCGCCAACGATGTAGGCGATGACGCCCGCCCCCGCCATGATGACGGCGGCGACCTGTGCGACTTCGTTCTCGGACATCTTCAGGGCCAGCATCAGCTGAGTGATGAAATTCACCACGGCGGCCCAGAATTTGCGGGAAGTGAGCTTCTGTTTCCAATCCATAGTCATTTCCTCCGTATCAGATAGTCGTTGATCTCCGTCATGCTGTCTCGCAATTTATCCGTTGAGTTGCCGTTGATCTCGTGGGACAGCAGCGCCAGCACGCCCCGCAGCATAATGGTGCTCTGCTCCCCCATGTCCTGCATCCGGGTTTCCATGGCGTCCAGCCTGTCCTTGTCCTTCTGCAGCAGTTCGTCGTGACGGTCCACCCGTTCCTGCAGCTTGACCACGGGGGAATCCCGCAGGCGCTTTTCTTCACGGTGGGTCTTGATCGCGCCCATGATGGTGTTGTACGCGCCCAGCAGCACGAGGATGACGGCCACCGCGCCGATGATCTGCTGATACGTCAACTGTTCCATTTACTCCACCAGCCTTCCGTATTTGTTGGACACCCAGCCCAGCTTGTCCTTGTAGATGATGCTCAGCCAGCCATTGGCCGCCGTCTGGCCGCCGTAGGGCAGCTTGGCGTCACAGTAGGCGATGCCGCGTTTCTCCCCTGCCGTGGAGGGCTCCGAGCGCACGTAGCAGTTGCCGCCGACGATCAGCACATACTTCGGATTCTCCACGGGCACGGTCAATTTCTTCAATGCCTTGTTGATCGCAGCGATGGTCTCCGGCCCGGCCTCGCCGTCCGGCGTCAAGTCTTCCTGCGTCTGGAACCGGCGCACGGCCATCTCCGTGGCGTCGCCGAAGTCGCCGTCAGCGCCCCACTTGCCACAGTCGTAGCCCAGCTTGATGAGGTCAAGCTGCAGCTCCTTCACATCCGCGCCCTCACAGCCGTTCTTGAGGATGCGGTCGCCCAGCTTCAGGGTGACCGGCTTGGCCTCCGGCAGCGGGTCGGTGGCGGTCGGGGTCACATCCGCGTAAGGCGGTCTGCCGTAGCCGTCAATGTAGGTGCTGGTCAGGCTGTAGCTTTTCGCCCGGACGCCGCCGCCGTTGGTGACAAGGCTGGACGCGCCGGAGGTGTTGCCCTCGATGGTGTACACCTTTGTGGACGTGACCTTCGTCACGATGCCGACATGACCAATCCGGCCTTTCGCCGTCGAATAGAAATAGATCACGTCGCCGGGCTTCGGCTTGCCATTGCCGCGCTTCGTGTACGTGCCGCGCTTCTTGAACGCGTTGCTCCCGGTTGGGGTGTAATTGGTAAAGGTGCCCAGCAGCTTCTTCGCCGCCTCCAGCCCGTAGGCTTTTACGAAACACCAGTCCACAAAATTCTGGCACCATTGGTCGTTGATGCCCGCCGACTTCGCCCACGTCCGCATGTCGCGGTTGAATTTCGTGTAGTTGTTGCTCCCCGCGTTGCCGGTGAAGCTGTCGAGGTCGGCGTTGGATTTCTTTTCGAGGTAACCGATCTGAGACTCGGCCACCTTGATCACCGTCTGAGGATTACAGGGCATTTAGTTCACCTCCGTCCAGCCGTATACGCCGGGTTCCCATACGTTGTTGTCCGCGTCGCTCACCCACACGGGGCCGTCCTTGTCGGGATAATGCACCTTGTCGCCCTTCATATAGGCGTCCTGCGCCCCCGTGGGCTGCCGCCAGACGGGAATCTCGCCCGGCTTCGGCACTTCGGTGAACAGGGCCGGGGTAATGTCCGGCGTCCAGTCATCCTGTGTGGTGTGGGCCTGTACGACCCGGTACAATTTGTCCTTGTAGCACACCCGCACGTCCGCGTCGAGAGCCACGCCAGCCCGCCAGCGCGGGAAAAGCTCCGGGGTGAAGTAGGCGTCATCGTCGGGCAGGGACACCGCCGCCTGTTCGATGCGCTGCCGGTATTTATTCGCCGTCTGCCGGTTCATCGCTGTCCCTCCCCATGATGATGCTCAGCGCCTCGCTGTCGGTCAGTTCCTCGTCCTCCACGGGCCTGTCCGTCTCGGTGTAGGTGTACCCCATCTCAGGTACGTCCATCGCGTCAT